TTGATACATTATTAAATAGAGCAGCAGCCACAGCCCTTACCCTATTTGACCACCACCTGGGTAGTCTAGTCAAGTATGATAACTATGATAATGATATAGACTGTGATGAGTGCTCTGCTATTCCTGATGAATTAGATTAATTATATTAATTAAAATAAATACAAAGGTTTTATATTATGAAGTTTAATAGGCCGTGCCCTGGCTGTGGGATCCTAACAAGAAAATCTAGATGCGATCAATGTGCCAGACTACAGCAGGCAAGAAACCCAAGAAGAAGACATAATAAATATGATTACGAGTGGCAGAAAATGTCACGATTAGCAAGACAACTACAACCTTATTGCAGCAAATGCGGATCAACAAAAGACCTCACTGGGGACCATATTCTGTCTATTAAAAATGGTGGATTAAATACACTTGATAATATCAGTGTTCTTTGCAGAAAATGCAACAGTTCTAAAGGTTAAAATAATCTAAATAAAACAAGGAAAACACCTGCCCCTGCCTGGCACAACCTGGGTATGGGTCAAAAGTTGAGCGTGAATAATACTTGCTTACCCTGGCTGCCCCTTCCTGTATAATATAGCAATATTATCAGTTTTGGACATTTGGACAAAGTTTGTCTACCATGTTGCAAAAAGGTATTCGTAGAAAAGGAAAAATAAACTAATGGCTCAACCAACAGCAGGAAGACCACCTAAGCCTAATGAGATAAAGAGACTCATGGGAAACCCAGGTGGAAGACCTTTGCCTGATTTAAAGACAATTACTCATTTGCCTATGGCAACAGAAATACCAGCACCACCAGAAAATCTTAATCAGTCTGGATTAGATTTATGGAATCGTGCATGGGGTGTGGCTATAACTTGGCTTAGTCCAGTTAGTGATATTGAGTCAATTAAAAATGCATCACATTTGGCTGATGCTAATGAGGCTGCTAGAGAGCGTTATATGATTTCCACAGAGCCTGCTGATGCAAAAGCATATGTAGCAATTAACAGAGCCTACACAGATGCATTGACCTCACTGGGCTTTGATCCAGTTTCAAGATCTCGTTTAGGAGTTGCAGAGGTACGAGTTGCAACATCCATTGATAAATTGTTAGAGAAAAGACAGAATCGTGCCAAGATTATATTTGAAGAAGACGACATAAACCAAGGGGCTGAGTATGAAACAAGTAACACTTAACGACATAGGGACACCAGAAGACTTCCTAAGAGCAATAGACGAATCAATGAAGGAGTTCTTTGTTGGTGATATTGTCACAGGAACAGTTGTTCAAATTGATCGTGAAGGAGTCCTTCTAGATATTGGCTGCAAGACAGAAGGCCATATCCCAAAGAAGGAAGTATCTGCCAGAAGAATATTTGATATTGAGGATGTTATCTCAATAGGCCAAGTTCTACAGGCTACTGTAATAGGCCTAGATGACGAAGGCTATGTCCTTTCTACTAAAGAGGCAGAGGTTGAAATTCTATGGAACTCTGTTGAGACCATATGGAATTCAGATGATAAAATTGTCTCTGGAGAAATTACTAAAATTGTCAAAGGTGGCATGATAGTAGATATTGGCCTAAGAGCATTTTTGCCAGCATCTCAATTCCATGTTGATAAATCAGAGGACTTGGCTAATTATGTTGGCCAAAGAGTAGATGCCAAGATCATTCAATTTGATAGAGCAAAGGGCAATATTGTCATCTCACGAAAAGCCCTTATTGAGAATGACCAGAAGGAAGATAAGAAGATTCAATTTAGTAAATTGGCTATTGGCCAGGTACATACAGGCAAGGTTTCAGGTATTACTAATTTTGGAGTATTTGTTTCTCTTGGTTTAGTATCTGGCTTAGTGCATCAATCTAAAATGGGTAAACTTACTCCTGAGCAATTTGCAATTAGTAGCAGAATTCAAGTAGAAATTATAGATATTGATTTTGATAAGGATAGGCTCTCGTTAGCATATAAGGGATAAGCATGGAGAAAATACAATCATGGCCTCCAACATACCTCTCTCCAATTTCCGCACTTGAAAAAGTTAATAGTCGTGGATATGATGTTATAGATTTTGCTGAGACATTATGCCGTATTACTGAAGACTCAATTGCAGGAAATGTAGGAGATAAATTAATCCTTCGTCCCTGGCAGAAAGAACTGCTTATTAATTTATATGCAGAGAATGAAGATGGCCTTCTAAAACATCGCCGTGCTTTGATTGGGATACCTCGCAAAGCAGGCAAGTCTGCACTACTAGCGACTCTGGTACTAGAGCAGTTATTGCTTGGAGTAAACGGTGGTCAGATTTATTCATGTGCTGCAGATAAAGATCAGGCTAAGATTATTTTTAAAACGGTAAAAAGAATGATTGAGTTAGAACCAGAACTATCTGCCGTACTACAAACATTCAGAGATGTTATTTATAACCCAGGCACAGGTACAGTATACAGAGCCCTATCGTCAGAAGCGTTCACGAAAGAAGGTTTAAACTCTACATTTGTGGCCTTTGACGAGTTACACTCACAGCCAAATAGAGAGTTGTATGACACAATGTCTTTGTCTATGGGTGCTCGTTTAGAGCCAATGCTTGTAGCAATCACCACTGCTGGAACGAAGTATGACTCATCAGGTAAAGAATCCCTCTGTTTCCAAATGTACAATAGAGGCGTACAACTATCCAAAGGAGAAGTTGAAGATCCTTCCTTCTTTTTCGCCTGGTATCAAGGAGATGAAAAACTCAACTATAAGGATGAAGACAATTGGCGTATTGCGAACCCATCTTATGGTGATATCCTATCTGCAGAAGATATGAAATCTGCTTCTCTATTGACTCCAGAGGCTGAATTTAAAACTAAAAGACTTAATCTATGGACTGACTCTGCTCAGACTTGGATACCAACAGATGCATGGGATGCATTAACTCTTAAGAATAGAGAGCAAATTCCTGGCGAAGATGTTATACTTGGCTTTGATGGATCTTTTAACGGAGACTCAACAGCAATTGTTGCTTGGTATTTAGGTGGAGAAAAGCCTCACTTAGATATATTAGCAATATGGGAAAGACCAGATGATGCAGATCAGAACTGGTTTATTCCAGTTGCTGAAGTAGAATCCTGTATAATAGATGCATACAGAAACCCAGATTACAGCATTCGTGAGGTAGTCTTTGATCCTGCAAGATATTCCAGAACTTTTATGCTTTTTGATGAGGAAGGTATGCCAGTAGTTTCTTATCCAAACTCTGCAGAACGAATGGTTCCAGCAACTGCCAAGTTTTATGAGGCAGTCATGAATAACTCATTTACTCACTCAGGACATGAAGCATTAAATAGACATGTAGCAAACTCTATGACTAAGACCTCATCAAGAGGACTTATGATTCAAAAAGCAAACAGCAAAAAGAAGATTGACGCTTGCGTAGCAGCAATCTTTTCGTATGATCTTGCAACAGTGCCAGTACCAGTAAAGCCTGTAGCAAGATACTATTCACTATAAGGAGAAACATGAAAACAAAGAAGCCAAACATAGACTGGTCATTAACGACTGAAGTAGTTGGAGTTGCCCTAGCGTCATATGGCCTATTCTTAATTTTTCCTCCTGTTAGTTTCATCGCACTTGGCGGATTTTTAATCTGGGCTACGGAGAAGGAATAACATGACAGCAGGTATATACAATTTCACAATTGACCAGGGTGCTCAATACACTACTCAAATTATTTGGGCAGACAGTAGTGGCAATCCAATTAACCTAACTGGTTATACTGCTGCTATGCAATTAAGATTACAGGCTGCTTCTCCAAATCCTTCTGCTTTAAATTTAACCTCTTCTAATGGAGGAATTACAATTACACCACTTGCTGGAGAAATGGATATTCTTATGACTTCCGCACAAACAGGGGCTCTTGATCCAGGATTTTATGTTTATGATTTAGAAATCGCTCTTGGCTCAGTTGTTACAAGAATAATACAAGGACAGATCACAGTATCTGCACAGGTGACTCAATAATGGCTGCTAATAAAGTTATAGTAAATACAAGCACTAATCAAGTAACAGTTCTTGATGGACCAGAAGGTCAAACAGGCCCAACTGGTTCTACAGGAGCAACTGGTAGTACAGGACCAACTGGTCCTACAGGAGCAACTGGTATAGGTGCTACAGGTGCTACAGGACCTACAGGTCCAACAGGCGTTACAGGAAACACTGGACCAACTGGCCCTACTGGAGTTACAGGAGACGCAGGAGTTACTGGCGACACTGGTCCTACAGGTGTAACTGGCGACACAGGTCCTACAGGACCAACTGGAGTTACTGGTGATGCAGGTGTGACTGGTGCTACTGGACCAACAGGTCCCACAGGAGTTACTGGAGACACTGGTCCAACAGGACCAACTGGCGTTACAGGAGTTACTGGCCCTACAGGTGTAACAGGAAATATTGGTCCTACAGGACCCACAGGAGTAACAGGTGATACTGGACCTACAGGTCCAACAGGAGTCACTGGAGATACAGGAGCAACTGGCGTAACTGGAGACACAGGTCCTACAGGACCAACAGGTGTAACAGGAGACGCAGGAGTTACAGGTGTTACAGGAGACACAGGTCCAACTGGACCTACAGGAGTCACTGGTGATACAGGTCCTACTGGTCCTACAGGAGATATTGGTCCAACAGGACAGACTGGCCCTACA